AAGCGCAGAGCGATATTGTTCTGTTGCTTTACTGTATTGAAGATTGGTTGATTTTAGTTCGTCTGAAACTTTAGAAAGACTAACACTAATAGTATCTGCCATTTATTTGTATCCTACTTCTTTTTATCTGCGTAAGCATTGCCAGCAAAGAATGCAGCGACAATTGCAGCAACAGAAACAAAATATGTTGCGGCCATATCACCTAGTATCTTTGCAGCATTTTCAAGTCCAATCCAATTTGCAATCACCACTGCAAATGGATATAACAACATACCAAATAACGCAAACCATGCCATCTGACGCATAGCATCTCTACGAGCATCTGCATCTTCAAGCGCTTTTCTTTTGAATTCCAAATCCATCTCCAATTCTTCTAAAGAAATGTGTCCATCACCGTTAGTATCTTTTTTCGCAACCTCTTCATCTACGGTTACTGTTTTTTTCTCTGTCATAGTTCTCTCCGTATGCTATATTTATTAACCTTTTTGCATGGCATGACGAGCTTTCATATTTTCATCTTCAATATGTTGTACCAGAAGAGATACATATATCTCCCTCTCCCATGGCAACATATTTTCAATCTCAGTCAAAGAGTATTTGTGATGTTGCATCAACCCAAAGTTTAACCTAAAATAGTTTTCTAGGTTGTTATGAGAGAGGGCTATTAGAAAAAAGAGGATAGTCCTTCTAATACAACTTCACTTTCAACTTCAGTATTAGGGTTTTTAACCTTAACACTATGTTTCACTTTAGGCATAGTATCAAAAAAGTTCTGCATCAATAAAAACTGATCGTGTGACATAGAATCTAAGAACTCATCCAACTCTTTGTCATCCATGTCAGTTTTTTCGTATACATTTTCTTGGTCATAAATTTGTTTTACACAGTCTTTAATCACATTAAACGCTGTTTGTGAATCGTCTTCTACGATTATTTTTAAGCTAGTTACTCTAGGATATTGTAGGATAACTCCAATATTTTCGGTAAGTTTTATATTGTTGTTATGTCCAACTTCTGTAACACACTTAATATCTTCTAAGTTAATTTTTACTGGAACTTTAGTTTTTCCATCGTCTGGACAAGTTATATTTACCTCTACTTGTGCCCCAACCGACTTTGATCTCAATTGAATAAAAATATATTCTAAATCAAACATTGGAAGAGATTTAACATCTAATTTGTTAAAAGTACAATCGTCAATAATTGTTTCTACTGCCATAAGAATTTCTTCTTGACCACCAGTAGATTGTGCTATCATTAATACCTTTTCTTCCTTTACAAGAAAAGGTCTATATTGAATCTTTTCTCCAGTTGAAGGAAGTGTCAACTCATACTTGGCTGTCGCCAGTTTTGGTAATGCCATAATATTTTCTCCTATTGTGCATTATTAAAAATCATAATCCAAAGCACCAAATGGTGATAATGGAGTTCTTCTTCTAGAATTAACTCTATCTAAATTGTTTACTTGGGGAATATCTGCACGACTAAGTTCATTGCCTTGTGCATCCAATAGGTAGTGTTCTTTAAATGCAAACTCAACAGAAAGAGTTGCAACTTCACCGGCGTCTTGTGCATATTCAATAGGCCCTATCGTTTTAGGATAACAATTCAAAAGTTTCATTCCAGATATTCTTTTGTCACTTTTATTTAATTGATATAATTCAATTGATCTATTATAGTTATCGTAATATTCTAAATTATATGTATCTGGTTTGTAAATAAAATCTATCCAATTCAAAAAATATTGACGTTCTCTATGTTCTGCTGACAAATGAAAAGTCATAGATACGGACTCTGCATAAGTCAACCCCTGTGCGAGCTCGTAGGTTGGGCCGTATACAGTTTCATTTGTAACAGTTCTAATATTTTTGCCTGGAAATGTTAGTGAAACAACTCTATAAGAAACAAATCTATCTATACTAAAATCAGGGTTTGCTTCAAAGGGTGAAATTATTAAACAATCAAATCTATTAAGAAATGCAGGCCCACTGTATCTGTTAAAATTTGCTTGAAATTCATCTAAGGTTGGCATTATAGTCTCCTAGGCTCTTTTGACATTCTTCTTGAATCTGCATAAACTCTATTTTCAATGCCTTTCGGAACAAATCTTTGCACTGGTAATAGTACTGCCGCCATCATCTCTTCTGCTGTAATCGCACGAAATCTAGATTGTACATGACTTGCAAGATACCTTTTTACGGTTGGTTTAACAAGTGGATTGCGTTTGATGCGATTCCACGTTAGTCTAATTCTTGTATTTTCGTCCATTCTGCTATCTGTTGAATATTCAGCAACAATATTTAATAGTTTTAATCTCATAGGTATTGATAGATAATGAAAATTCAATCCAACAAATCCAGTTGATTCTGACTCACCAATAGGCAATACTAATGGAAATCTATCATAATATGGTAGTTCGTTTTTACCTTTTGGATCATAAAGGAAAAAATTCATACGTCCAAATTGTGGGCGCTGACTAATCAATCCCTCTCTAATAAGTTGCTGAGATGGGGGTACGCCTATTTCCCTGATTTGTTTTCTAAACCAAGCAACCGAGCGTTCATTACCGCCTGTTTTTTCTAATAAGTCATCAAAGTACGTCATACTTCTATTTATACGACTAACCTACATGATCCTCAGTGAGAATTTTGAATTCCATGTTTCTATCTTTACACCACTCTATTGCAGCTTCCCATTTTGCTTTGTTCACACCCCATGTACGAACTTCATTGAGAAACCTTTTAGTCTTGCGTTGGGGTATGGTTGGCGGGCCACATTGTGATTTTGGTTTGACTTCAATCAGCATCTTTTTGATTGCGCCGTCTGACTGTTTTACTTTGATGTAGAAATCTGGAAAATATCTATGCACTTTACCATCTAGTGGAGAACGATATGGTATGATTACCTCTTCACTACCCCACTCAATAATAGCATCACTTCTGTCGCAATACAACATAAACCTACGCTCCCAAGAACTACGATATACAATGTTGTTGTAGTCGCCTCTATATTTCTGTGGTTTATTGGGAACATATCTTCCCTTATGTGGTTTGAATGCCATTACAATCCGTATAAATACTTTCATAAGGTTATAGGATTATTTATATGGCATTACGAACAACAATTAATAGAAAGAATAGTGGAAAGGTCGGGGCCAACTTTTTAAGTTATCCAGATTCTTTAGGAACTCTGAAACGGCATGACCATTATGTTATGTTCTTTATCAATATGCAAGCTAATTCAACTGCAAAAGTTAATTTTGGACAACGGTATGAAAGCACATATAGACCTGATGGTTCAACATTACCAGGCAGTACAAATAAAGAAGCAACAACTCTATCTATTAAAAGAGCACCAACCAAAAGACTTTCACAAGCAATTGCATTGTATATGCCAGCTCAGTTATCTTTAAACCACACGGCAAATTATGGAGAACCAGAGATTGGTGCATTGACAGCCTTTGCTATGAGTTCTATAGGAACTATGTCATCGGATGCATCTGTTGGAGAGATGGTTAAAAAAATAGGTGCTGAGGCAGTGAGTGAAGCAGGCACGGCATTCGGACAAGCGCTGTTGGCGCTGGGTGATGCTACCGTTACTCCAGGCGCTAAAGCGGCAGCAGAGATTGCAATGGGGAAAGTTGTAAACAATAGAACAGAGATGTCTTTTGAGGGGATTGGTAGAAGAAGCTTTTCTTTTTCGTTTAAAATGCTACCAAACAATGCAAAAGAAGCAGAAACTATTGAAGAAATTGTTACAGCATTTAGATTTCATGCAATGCCAGAAATCGAAGGGGATAATTTGGCGGGGAGAACTATGATCCCACCATCAACATTTGATATCGAATATTTTCCAAACACGCATCTTCACAGAATATCAACATCAGTTTTGGAATCGGTTGATATAAAATATGGTGGAGAACGAACACAATTTTTCACTGATGATCAGCCAGTAGAAACAGAACTTACACTACAATTTAAAGAACTAGAGATTATCACTAAAGAACGTGTATTGGCAGGATTTTAAGTATGGCATATTTTAGACAATTTCCAAAAGTAAATTATGATGTTCTTGGTAATAGAACTACTACCAGAATGACAAATTTAACCAGAAGAACTAGGTTTAGAGATTTTGTCAAACTAAACAATGTTTCTTTTGATTTTTATGATATTAAGGCTGGTGAAACCCCAGAGTATATTGCAAATGAGTTCTATGGTGATTCAGAATTACATTGGTTAATATTGATGGCAAATGACATTGTAGATTATTATACTGAATGGCCCATGAATGTTCAAATGTTTGAACAGTACATAAAAGAAAAATATGAAGATGTGAATGGAGTTCATCACTATGAAATATTTCAAACATCTGGCGACACAACAAAAACTATAGAAATTCCTAATGACTCTGCAAACACCATTCCAGTAGATGCGGTTACAATAACAAACTATGAATATGAAGATAGATTGCAAAATAGCAGAAGAAGAATACGTTTGATTCGTCCAGAATTTATCTCACAGATTAAAAAAGAATTCAGAAGCAAAATGAACGGATAATATAATGGCTGAACTAAAATATGCCGGTGAATTTATTATTGAAGAGTGTACTTTATGTACAGTTAGTGGTCATCAAATAGACTTAAAAGAACAGTTTACTACCCTTACTATATTTGAAGACATTAATTCAAATTCCATTACTGGCAATATTACCTTTGTAGATACCAATAATCTTACTGCAAACCTTTCTATTGTAGGACAAGAAAAACTAAAATTATTGGTTGCAACTCCAAACGCAGATGATATTTATGAAAGAGATATTTCAGTAAACTTTACTGATAGCCCTTTGTATGTGTATCAAGTTGCAAATAGTTTGAACATGAATGACAGAACCAAACTATTTACTTTAAGATTTACAACAGGCGAGTTTGTTAGAAACCAGCACGTTAGAGTTCAACAGTCCTTTACTGGAGAACCATCAGATATTATTAAAAAAGTTTTACGAGGCGAAGAATATTTAAATTCCAAAAAAGAATTCTTTTACGAAAAAACAACAAATCTATTTAAACTGGTGCCGGCGACAAGAAGACCATTTGATTTTATTAATCAACTATCCAAAAGATGTTTGTCAAAAGAATATAATTTTTCTTCATCATTTCGTTTCTATGAAACTTGTGAGGGGTATTTCCTAAGAACAATTGATAGCATGATGGATAGAAAAAATCCAAAAATGATATATAGAGAACTGACTCCATCAGCCTCTGATCAGTCAGACAGTGCATTGAATCTTAATAATATCACAAGTTATAATGTTATGGATTCAAGAGATACCGTTCTACAAACAGGTGCCGGTATGTTAGGTTCTAATTATCTAGAAGTAGATACTTTCAATAAAACATATACACCATTCCCATACAATTACTCAGAGGACTATGATAATCAAGTTCATGTTGATGAACATAATGGTTATGGTTCACAAAAAGCTATACCATTTTCTTTGGCAAAAGATGACTACGGAAATATAATATCAGAGTACCCCAATTCTGTTCAGTATCTTCAATACACCCAAAGAAATAAACCATCAGCTGATGGTGGATTATTGAACCCAGCATATGATACTGAGGTAGATTATAATGGACACGATATCTGGTTGCAAAGAAGAAGAGCGAGGCAAACGTCTTTAGACACTGCTGTTACCTTACAACTAAGAGTTCCTGGCA